CCACGGTGAAAGCGGTATCCACGACTCATATTAAAATAAGCATTGTCAAGGGTAAAGTCATCGAACCAGTGAGGGTCCAGTCTAAACGCAGAAACATTGACGTCATCAAACGCTGTGAAACGCTTAATAATATCGTGAATTGAAGTACTTGGTTCGCCCATCAGAATAGAATTGGAAGTATTTGTAGTTGGTTGGTTATCCAATAACGGAAAACTCTTACCATACAAGGAACACGCTTCCATTGGGGCAGGGGTTGGGAGAGTTAAAGCATCTCCAGCTTGTGCCCACGTTAACGTAGTGGGTCTCGGTTTAGCAAACGATAAATCAGGGGCACCACACATTGACAAATTAATATCGATGGATGTGGGTAAAGTATCGTTCACTTTCAACGGGTTAATGACACGAATAACCAAATTTCCAATGTCTTCTGTAGCAACCAGAAAACGCGTTGGGGCAACGTATGGAATTCGAATGTAAATCTCCTTTTCTTGACGGAGATCCCAAACAACTGCGGGAGCGGCAGGAGAAAAGGACGGTGGTATTACACCAGTAGCATGGAACTCAATGGAGAGCCGACCAGAATAAAAACCGTTCTTAACAGCGGACAGGCGGAAGGCAAAACCTCCACGCCAATAAGCATATTGTCCGGCTAACATCGACGTTAATGATGTCGTCCAAACACGCGGGTTCAGAGCTTTGTTGATTAGGATTGTGTCAATTGCATCAGTGGTGGCAAAAGCTATGGTCTGTACAATAGTATCACGACACACAAAAGCATTAATTGCCATTGGATCTGTAGTTGACAAGTTGATAATGGGTTCACACGTCACTTTGTTGGTGGGTCTAAGACCTAAAACAACGGAACCATCCACGTTCTCACAATTTGTGAAGCCCATGGCTGGAACATTTGAAATAGGGTGCACGCTGGCATCAGAAAGTGGGCGTTCTAAGCCAAACAGCGAAGACACACCACCAACCAAGTCAGCTACCCAAGCAACATCTTTGGCAACAGTGCCAACAATTGGAACTCCATCCATGAGGCGGGCCATAGCGCCGATCTTTGCTGCTTTACCAGAGATAATTCCATCTGTTTTTGCAGAAGTCTCATTGCCAGATTCAGCTACAGGGATTGATAACTGAAGATCAGATAGCCAAGCC